GTAACCGGTGGCGTGCTTGGGAACTTTATTGTCCCTTGAATCCGGTCAGGTTTAACTCTTGTTCGTTCGGGAGACTTATTGGTTAGTGGATTCGGCCCTTGATTGCTGCCCTTCCCCTGCCATTATCTCTTTGTAACTTACTTTTGGAGTGATAAGACTGGATTTTTCCGAACTTTTGTGGAAGTGTTGATGATGGAGTGCCGAATTGAGACCCATTGATTAGCGCCTGAGAAAACAGCGTGGACTTGTTCCGATACGTTGAATATTGGGTTTACTGATCTTTCTGGTGTAGGTTTGGTAGGCATGGACCGTCACTTTATTTTATATCCTTCCTATTCTTCGGTTTTGTGCCATGGTAGGTCAAGAACCTTAGGACCCTCGTTTAAGCTCGAATCGAGTGGGAAACCTCTGGAACTGTGGCCATGGAGACAAAATTCTTTCCTCTCTTTAGGGGATCAGAGCCGCTTTTGCTCGGGCATTGGGTTTAACTTCCCCTTGTGCCTTAAATCTTAGTTGCTACAAAACTACAGAAGAAGCTTATACAAGCTCGTGCGCAGAGACCAGGTGCACGTAAAAAGAAACTGGTTTACAAAAGTCCGCGAAAGTCGCGGCCACGTGCTGGTATGGGAGTGATTGAGCGGAAGTATTCTATACCCGCTGCTATGTCCTCCTCTGTCAGGCAGGTAGGTGGTTCTCGTACCCAAATCCCAGGTGGGATTCGTGTTTCGCACTCAGAACTGGTTGCTACGTTTACGTCCACTACGGCTTTTACGCCTGTGCGTCTTCAGATTCAACCATCTTTGCAAACTTTTTCGCCGTGGTTGGCAGCTCAGGCTGCTGACTATGACCAATACCGTTTGGTGCGTCTCGAGGCAGAGTACAGACCAAGTTGTGGCACTGATAACTCAGGTTCCGTTATGATGACGTTTGATTACGATCCTTCTGACCGAATTCCAGTTAGTGAGCAGACCATGTCTACGTACATGGGAGCCACTGAAGCTGCTCCTTGGCTTCCACAAAGAACTGCTATGGATGCAGCCGCCGTGCATGCAACGGGCCCTCGTAAGTACTTGCGAACAGGGCCTGTGGCTGGAGATCTACGCACTTATGATTCGGGTCAATTTTTCTTTGCTACGCAAGATGGACCTGCCGTACCCATTCTTTGGGGAAAGCTTTGGTTTCATTATACTTTTGACCTGCTAGTGCAGACCTCGCCCATTAATCCCACCGCAACGCAAGTCTTTTCTTTTGCGTCGGTGAATGCCCAAACCATTGGAGCTGGAGGTTTCCTTAATGGATCCTTCCCAACTGCCCTCTCGAATTTTGCTAACGCTTTTACGTTGGACGCTCCCACTAGTACTTTGATCACGTGCCCTGCAGGGGTATTTCTTGTGGTCTTGTCTGGTGGATTGGTCCTTAATGCTGATCAGGCGGTCCGCTCATCTGTTCAAGTTGTCCTTCAAGTTAATGCTATTAACTTGACTTTACAGACTATACCTTTTAGTTCTGGAGCGGGCACTGCTGGTGAGGGGGGTGCCCTTAACCTGATCTTTCCAATTGTTACCAATGCGGGAGATACCGTACGGATTGCTTTTCAGAACTTTTCCACACAATCGGTGAATGTCCTTCTACCATGTGTGATTACTTTTCTCTCCGTATGAGTTTTGTGTTGGTTGTTGCTGTTGGTGGGCTTTACGTTCTTTTGGTTTCTTTTCTTGTCGCAAAGAAAATGATCACTCATGTGGGTTCGGACAGGCCAGCCCCTTGACACGCTGGAGAGACAGCGACCCTCGCCGAGGGTTATAATTCGGGATCACACGTCAGCTTTGGCGTTGCCTCTTTCTCAATCTTAAGTGGTTTCTCGCGTACCCCTAAACGCGAGTGACGCAGGTGAAAGGACCTGGCGCTGTAATAGCTATGTTAACACAAGCAAGCTATGAGTCAACGCAAACTAGTGGTGGATTAAATCCCTCCCCCACGGATATACGGGTATTGGACCCTGGCTTTGAAGTCCTCATTCAGGAGGATGATTTGGCCCGGGCTTTTGGTCTTTTGACCACTGGAGAGAGAGACGAAGAGGGTGTTCACCTCTTCGATCCCATCGTCGAGCGAGATGGGAAAATTTATGAACCTTGGCCGGCTTTTGGCTATGGTACACACGCAGTATCTAAGCGATACCCTCCCCCTTGTGGGAGTAAAAGCGTGTCCCATAGACCAATACGGCCTCGAAGCGCAGGTGTTCGGAAAGCCTTTACCGATAGTAGGGCGATTCTGGGGTTGACGACCAAACCTGGTTCCCAGACGCGAGATGGTGGCAAGCACTACAAAGATGTTGCTCGTAGGGAGTTTACGAGCCATAAAGTCAAGAGACGAAAACCTGGTAAGATGATTTTCGACTCCACCCTTGGCTACCCTGGTGAGGGCCACGCTGCTAGAGTTGATAGGCACCATGCTCAGAGGTGCTACAACTGTAGGCAGGTAGGCCACCTAGCTGCCGCATGCCCACAACCCCACCGCCCACCTCAAGGGCAAGGGCGTGGCGAGCGTAGGCCCAGGATGGCTGATGATGCACCTGACGTGCCCTTGAGAGATCTACATGGACGCCCTGCAGCAGAAGCTGCTTTTATGGTTGATGTTAACCAGGGAAGAGTTCAAATGGGTCGCTTGGGTGCCGCCGCTGAAGCGGTTGCTGTTCGTGAGCGGAAGACTCCACAGCAGGTTAGGGAGGAAACTAGAGCTGAGATGCTAGCGTACGCTGAAGTGGCATTCCTTACTAAGG